GTGGGTAGCTGACGAAATCTTTTTTATCACACTCGCATAGGAGGTGCTAAAAATGATCCTGTATCAGGTTTCTCCTGAATACTTTTTGGTTTTAATTTAGGGGGTGGTTGTTTGCTCCCTAACCATTTCAATGCTTTTTCTGCTCTTTCTTGTTCGTAGTTTTTAGGATTATTAATTCTACCTATTATACCCTTTTTAAGAGCGTTAGTTATACTATTTGTTCTGTCATATATACTCATGAAAGTAGTGTACGGATTTTTTTCTCTTGTCAATGCACCTAGATGATATGCAGAATATAGTACAGCTTTATCTAATGGGTTTACTTTTTTGTAATTAGGAAATCTTTTCTCAAATTGATTATATTTAGTGTTTAAAACTATTTTATTTACTTCATCAAGCTCATCGTCTGTTAACATAAAATTAGGATCTAGTTTAACTTGTTTGCCTATCTTTCCTGAGAATGGTAGTAATTTATTAAATAGAGCGTCAGAAAAGTTAAAATTACGTAAATCTTGTTCGTTGTGCTTTCCTATATCAAAACCTATCCCTACAGTGAATCCACTTGTATCTGTTGGCACGTTTCCTTTTCTTGGATCTATCTTAGGACTCACCTCTAACAAGTTTAATAAATCGTAAGCTTCTGACCTATCTTTTGTTAATTCAAGATTTACTTTTCTATCGTTAATAAGATTTCTAAAATTATCATACTTTTTTACATCAGCAGGTCTTTTTTCTACACCTTTTGATTCTATTTTTTCTCGCTCTTTTGAAATTAAGCCTTCAGGTTTTTTCATGGGTGTGGGTGGAAAGTCTTTTTCTGTTTTCTCTCGTGGAGATAAAAATCCTTTTATCTTATCACCTAACTCATCAACAACAAATCTACCTAAGTCTTGTAGAAAGTTACCTTCATCTTCACCCATGATGTTAGACTTATCAACAACATCACCTTCTGCTTTTCTTACAAATCCACCACGATTTGCTTGTCTTTGTGATTCTTGTTGTCTGCGTTCTACTTCACGCTTACCACGATTATTTATTTTTTCTAATTTGTCATAGCCTATTTCTTCTGCTATAACTTTTGGTATGTAAACTTCGTTTCTAGAAACAGCGAGTTGTACACTGTTCTTTACTGGTATTTTAGGATTTCCATACTGAATGTCAACCCCTTTTTCTTTTAAACTGTTGATTGCTTCAAGAATCATGTCTACAATGTCTTGTCTACCTGCAAACTCTGCAGCAGGTGCATTGATTATAAAATCACCTTCTTCTGCTTCCATCGGTATGTCGTCTGCTATAGTTTGCTGATCTGTAGCATTTTGTTGTGGTGCAATAAACCCTGCACCTTGTACGATCTGTGATACAGGTTTTACAGTTGTACCACCTTTTTGTTTACCTATGCGACCACCTTTAGCAGTGTAACCAAAATCCTCACCCCCTGAACCTCCTAATCCAGTATCAACACTTCCAGAATCAAAACTACCACCATCATCAGACTGATCATAAAACGGATCAGGTGCAAATACAGGTTCTGGTGCAGGTGTAGTAATACCAACATCAGACTCCTCAAAAAACGGATCAGGTGGTTCAGGTGTAGGAGGATCGAAACTGACTTCTCCAGTAAAACCTTCACTGTAAACATCAGTGTCTGGCGTTTCACCAAATGCAAAATCACCCCCGGGGCCAGTATATTTAACTCCACCACCACCTAATTCAGTTTCTAGTACATTAGTTATGTCAACTTTAGGTATGGGTGCTGTTCCAAATACTGGATCAGGAACAATAGTAGTGGGATCAAAATCATCACCATAAATATTTGATACAGGGGTAGCAAGAGTTGTTAAAAATTCTGTAGTATTTGGAGTGGATGATACTTCTCCTGAATTTATTCTGTTCAACAAACTTTGTGCTTGAGTAGAAGTCAAATCTTTAGCTTGTGCAATGTTTCCTCTTAATCCACTAAAGCCAATTCCACCAGTTCCTGTAGTTACTAACTCACCCATACCTTTAACGAAACCTGCACCACTTGTGGTATAATTTATATTACCTTGAGCGTCTATAGCAACGCCTGTGACTGCTCCTGTTCTACCAAATCCTAAATTAACTTCTCCACTATCTTCATCATATAATCCAATTCTTTCCCTTTGGGGATCAACTATTCTTTCAGGGTCAATGTCGGCAGGGCCGAAAGCAGTTGTTCTTTGTGCAACAAACGGATCTACTAGACGATTTTTAGACACATAACTAATAGCATCTTGTATATTGTTAAATACTTTTCCATCAGGTGTGGCAAACGGACCTGTTGCCATGGGATCTGCATACGTTCCAACTGAGGTTGTTGATATACCTAACGCATCCATAAAAGCAGTGCGATTTTCACTTTGCTGTATTCCTTTTCCAAACATAGGAGATGTGGTTAAATCTATAATCTTTCCTGTTGATAAATCTTGTATTTGAACTGCACCGTATCCTTGCATACCTACTGCTGCAGCTTCAACGTCTCTGTCTTGGCGAGCTATAAACCTGCCACCCATTTCACCTGCTAAAGAACCTAGACCCGGAACAGGACTAAACAAAGTTGCTGCGTCTAATATACCTCCGACTGCAGGAACTTTTGTAGCTACCACGTCTCCTGATACTGGACTTACATCGGTAATAGTCTGTGATGGGCCTGATACAAAAACTTCATAAAGTCTGTCGCCTACTCTTTCAATAAAACTTCGCTCTTTGTCACCACTAGCATTTACACGTGAGCCTGTTTCTATCTTGTCAACACCATATGCAGATTTTCTAAGCTCAATAGCTTCCAGTAAGTCAGCTTCACTTAAATCGTAATCAAAAGTAGTTGCACCTCTACCACCAACATTAGTAAGAAAGTCTGAACCACTATCAATAGCAGATGTAACAGTTCCTGTATCATCTGATACAGTTTGTGTAAGTGATCCACTTGAACCTGTAGTTGTATACTGCCGACTAGGTAAATCACCTACGTTACTTTTTATACCTCTCATCTCATTAGATATAGCCGTTGGCACTTCGTATGTTTTGCCTGACGAATCTCTAAAACCCACTGATCCATCTGGTAGAAAAACAGGTCTAGCATCTGGTGGGATGAGACTTAAAAACTCCTCTGCACTTTTAGCTCTTTTAAATAGATCTATTTCAGGTTCTAGTCTTTGAGATGTTTCTTTAAATGGAGGTATCGACATTAATTACTCTTGTTGTTCTTGAGGGATAGGATTGTTTCCAGTAAAGCCGCTTTCCCCTGCAACTGGCGTAGCTCCAACTCCGATGTCGCCTGCACCAACCCCCTGAACACTACCGTCTGTTGGTGCTTGACCCATTCTTCCAGAGCCTGCCATGCTGTTGGGTTGTTGATCAGGGGTTTGAGTCTGCTGTAATTCATTTAGACCTCTTAATATTTCAGCAAATACTTTTGCTTGGTTCTCATCATTCACGAGACTGTCAGGATCTATGTCTTGTGCTATTGCTAACTCTCTAATTAAATTAGGTATCTTAACAAAAGGTGCAAGCATAGGGTTAGTTGCAGTTTGTAGTAACGCTGTAAGACGTTGACTACGTACTTCTTTTTGCATAACTGCTGCAGTGCCACGTGGTTTGATTTCTAAATCCCCTATGATATCAGGGGAATTGTCGTTGAATTGCATATTCCACTGAAAGTATGCTTCTCCTAAAGGCTTGAGAAGATAGTCATCTATATTTTTTATTACTGTTTTCATGGATAGATTTGCACCACCCATTAACATTGATAGTCCTGCAGCTGTTCTACCTGTACCACTAACACCTGTTTGTCCGTGCATTATAGATGGTATGCCTGTTTCTTCGTCTGCAAGTTGTCGTGATAGCTGATACATCTGAATGTTTTCAGGTGCAGTATTTGGAAACTTTAATCCGTTGATTGCTGTACCAGTCACGCCAGACTGTCGTCTAAATATCTTACCGGGGAATATATCCATGTTTTGACCGGGTACTAGGCTTGCTTCATCTACATCAAATACAAGATTACCTGCAAGTGCTAAGTTATCTATAGCCATTCTCATATGACCGTTCATCAACAACTGTGCATCTTCCATGTTCTCTGGAACACCAGTTCCAAATATCTGATATGGATTTATTTCGTATGGTACTACATGAAATGGTATTCTTGCAGGTGTAAATGGATTAAGAACAAATCTTATAACCTCATTACCACACACCCAAACGTTTACCTGTAGTTGATCCATACTGCTTATGTCTTGATCTATAAGACCACCTGCACCATCGATAAAAGATTTATCCATGATACCCCAGTATTCTAATACTTCATATCTGTTTTTATTGTAGTTTGGTTCGGTTTCGTCATCACGAATAGTATCTTCGTAATATTTATCTTCATAGTTAGGACCTAGTGCTATCACGTTATCGATTGCTTCTATGTTGAAGTAAGGATAGTTAGCTAAGTTACGTAACTGTTGCCTGTTCATTCTGTGTCTTTGAATAACGTATTCGCAATCTTCAGACTTAACAGCCGATGGATCTGGAAAGAAATCCCAACAAGATACTGCTTCTATTTCAGGACACAACACTTCACTAGGAGTGTATGTTCTTTCGCCCATGTCATTCTTAGTCCATCTATGTAAACGTTTGTTTTTTAACATAGGACCTTTGACGACACCAGTTCCAAGAAGTATCTGTTCAAACAAAGCTGTTCGTAACACGTTCACTGCACCTGTATCGGTAAGTTGATCGTGTATTTCTTTCTCCATGTTCAACGCTGCTTCTTGAGCAGGACTTATCTGAGGTTCACCTATTTTTGCAGGACCTTCTGCAAGAGGTGTTCCTTCGTATTTATCTTGTAAACCACCTAAGAAGTCCATAGATCCGGGTTTAATTTGTCTACCATCCCCCGGAAATCCATACGGATCTAAAGGTTGTTCTGCCTGATCTAACGGTGTTTGCATGTGAGCAAACTCTGCTATGCCTTCAGGAACAGGTGTAGACTCTACCACAATCGGAAACTTTTTATTTGCAAAAAGAATGTCGGTTATCTGACCAAACGCTGCAAGAACTTTTGTTTTTGTTATTCTTAAAAATACTCGTGAACGTTCTGAGTCTCTGTATTGTGTAGTTGAATCGTAGATACCTCTGAAGTTTTTGTAAGCTTTAAGCCAACGTTGTTCGTGAGTGTACCTGCCATCCTCTGCACTTTGAAACTTGTCTTTCACATAGCCAACTATACCTTTCAGTTCCTCTTGAGGATCTTCTACTGGTGCTATGGTATCGTCAGGTGGTTGCAAGAAATTATCAGCCATTGATATATACCTTAATTAGAAGTAGTTTCTATCTTCAGCCATTGTATTGAAAGAAGCTTCAACAGTAGGTTTGCTTTGCTTCTTTGGCATATCCTGTGTCAACACATCTGGATTAGTCTCTGTTGTAAACTCAAGACCTTCTCTGTATAATTTGTCAGAACCTTGAGCATCATCGACTGATACTTTGTCTGAACCCATGATGTAAGCTGCACCTTGATTAAGATTTTCTGCCATTTTTATCTCCCTGATAAAAGTTGTTGTATTTGATCATCAAGTGATGACTGCTTATTGGCTGACGATACGTTTCGTGATCGTTCAGCTAATCTCTCTCTTCGTCTTATGTTCATTTCTTGTTGCTTTTGCGTATCAAGTCCGAGTGCTTCAGGTATTCCCTCATCTCGTGCTTTTGCTGCAAACTTACCAAGATCTTCTATGTCGTACGCACTAACTGGTAAAACTTCTGAAGCAGTATATGCAAACTGTTCAAATGGTGTCTTTCCCTCTGCTTCTGCTCGTTGAGAAGCTACTGTCATTCCAACACCAATTCCTATTGGGCCTAGTGCTTTCAAAAATCCTTTACCAAACAACTTTGTGTTACCTAATTTTTGTTGTAACGACTTACTACTGTCTGCCATGTCAGTATCACGTAGTTGTCTTTGCTCTGCTTCTTTTACTAATTTATTTTCTTCTCTTTTTTGTTTTTTAAGATCAGCCTTTTCAATTTCAAAGTCGATGTCTTGCTCTAAAGTTTCTTTTTTTAATGCAAGTAATTCAGGTTTCGCCTTTTCTATTTCTATATCTGCTTGTATTTTTCCAAGCTGTGCTTTTGAAGTCTGTTCACCTAATACTGCCCTTCGTGTTTCTTTTCTTTCTTCTAATAAATCTAGATCTTCGTCAGTAAGTTCACCTTGTATTCTTACATTAGAAGCTATGTCTTGTTCTTTAGGAACAACTATCAATTTAGGTGAACCCTCATTTGTTAAATCAGGTAAATCTAAATCAAACTCACTTGCAAGTTCGTTTAAGGTATTAAGACCAAGTACTTCTCCGTACATATTTTGTAAGCTCATTAGAGCTATTTTAGGTGAACTACCTACATCATCCATAATTTTTGATACATAATGTTTTCGAGTTGTTTTGGTTAATTCACCCAACACATCATCATATTTTGCATGACCTAGTATTGCACCTGCTTCTTTATCGTAGCCTAATTCTCCAACTATTATTGAAGGAACAATCTTTCTTATGTCAGAAGCACCAATAATTTTCCTACCCATAGCTTTTTGATATTCGTCAAACTTTGGAGCTACGTGCTTCTTTACAGCACTAGACATCTTACTTGTGGTTACACCTTTAAATAAATCATTTCCATTTTTAGCCTGTTGTGATTTTAGTATGGAGAGTGCTACTTCTGGTAACTCAACTGGATTTCTTATTTTATTAACTCTCCTATACTCATCAGATATTCGACCTGTAGTAAAATCAATATCATCAGCAACTAAACTTGCAACTTCCCCCGGTCTAAGTGGAATCAAAGATTGAAAAGCTACTGCAGCACGAACATCGGCATCTGGTATTTCAGATATTCCTTGAGCTATATTTTTTAAAGATATTTCACCTTTAGGTATTTCTTTAAACCCACGTGTTTTTCTAGGTTGTTTAAATTGTGAACCGTACTTTTTCATCAAGTCTGGAGATTCTTGCAATATTCCATCTGCACCAAAGATCTTTTCAAACGGATATTTAGTTCCAGTCTTACGTCTATATATGGGTTTTAAATCACTCTCTACAGATCCTAAAGTAACAAAGTTACTGTTACCACTTTTACCTTCTGGACCTTTTACTGCTTCAGCTAAATCTATTGATGCTTGCTCATTTTGAAAAATTGAAAAAGGAGAGTCCATGCTTAGACCTGCCTTTTTTAAATTCTTTTCTATAGTGCCTATCTGTTTTTCTCTGCCAGTAATCTTAAAGGCATCACGGATAGTTATATTTTCATCAATTTTTATTTCTTCTGCCATCTATTAATATCCAAATGTTTGATCGTGTGTTTGGTAGACTTGATTCTTGATACTACCAAGCGTTTTATGAATCGACACATAGCCTGTCATCCTTGTCATTAGCATATATCGCAGTGCATCGTATGCGTGATCTTCTGCCTTTGTGTCCACATCCTCTGCATTTGTTTTGCTAAGAGGTATACCTGATAGTTGTTTGATAAGGTTAACACAGTTCGGAAATATTCGTAGTCTAGGTTCTTCTGTTCTAGGGTCATCAGCAAGCCTACGATGTACTTCCATTTTACCTTGAAGTCTGTTTCTGTCTGATGGTGTCCACCTCACACCACATCTCATCATTGTCTCTGCTATTGATGGGCCGAACCCTGTCTTGTTCCAACATGATGAGTCTAACACTGTATAGTGTGGTGTCGGATCTTCTTGTTCTACTTGTAGTATTCTATCTGCCAGTTGTTCTGCTGTCAACTGTTTTAC